CAGGGTGAGTGGGAATACTATTCAAGGAACACCAAAACTGGTAAAACTGTCCGTGTCAACATGGAAGAGATGATCAGGGACATCGAGAAGTTAACTGGTAAAACATATATCCAAAACAAATAATTGACAAATATACTATTCTAGTGTATAAATAGCATTACATAACAACACACACACAAACACAAACAAAAGGAGAATGTTATGGCAAACACAACACGAAACGGCTATGAAATCAGGGCCGACTTATTAGGCTTAGCGAAACAGATCGCTGAGTTCAACTATTCCATCAAACTTAACGAGTTCGAAACGTCTGTGAGAAAAGATGGTGAGAAAGTGGTAACTGAATTCAAGTACCCAGCGATACAGGCAGAAGACATCATTGCCACGGCACAGAAGTTCAACGACTTCGTGACCAACTCTGTGCCACAAGGCAACGAGACTGCCAAGATATTGATGGAGAACATGCAGAACTACACCAGCAACATCCAGAAGCAGTTGACCGAGAACATGAAGCCGGAAAAAGTCCAAGAAAACCTAAAAACTTTCCAGGACAATATCAAAAAGGCCTCAGAGGCTTTCTTCAACGGAGTTCAAAAATAAAAATAATACACAGGGCCCTCGCAAGGGGGCTCGTGTCCAAAGGAGAAAATTATGTGGCCCTATAATCATTGCGAATGGAAAACCATAACATATGGTGTGACCAAGAAAACTAAATCTAAATTCAAGAAACACAAGACACTGATACTGATGAGCACTGTCCCAACAATCACGTTGATATGGATGTTGTCATTGTTATTATTTTCATAGACCATGCAACTACCAAACGCAGGCAACTTCCAAGAATACACACATGAGTTAGAATGGATGGAATGCTATTGGAAGATTGTTCACAAGACTACAGATCTTGTGACTGCTTATTGGTATCCTTGGATACGTTATCCATCATCAAAATAATACCCAATGAGAATTTTATCAATCATGGCTGTTCTTATATTCATGAACGGTTGTACCACTGTTAAAGACTGCGGAGTTCAACCCACAATCACCATAGATAAAAGCAAAGAAAAAACTGCCACAGAATCCAACACAAATAAATCCAATACAGATACTATACCTTCACCTGGTGCAATAATTCAAGATATCAAAGAAAATGCTGTGCCTGGAGGACAGGTCAAATGTACTTTTTAACTTTTGAGAATACCAGCCGCAATTAATTTTTGCTTGTTGGCTTCGTGTGCAGATTCAACCAACTGTTTATTTTGACCATAGTAGGCCACAGCATAACCTTTGTCACACATTTTTTGATTGATGTTGATTCCGTCGATAAAGATCTCACCTAAAATACGGCCGAATTTGCCTGTCTCTTCGCCCTTGTGCGTTTTAATCACAATCTTTTTTGAGGATTTTAAATGCTCTTTTAAGAAATTTTTACTCAACAATCCTCTCACTTTTTCTTCTGTATTTCTTGTTCTAGATTCTGGAGTATCAATACCAAATAATCTCACTCTGCTTCTATACATGATATCAAAACCTAAATCGATGATCACATCAATGGTATCACCATCCACTATCTTGGTAACTTCTGCTACTCTATAACTGAAATCTGTGGGATCACCTAGTTTTGCCATGTATGGTATTTACCATAATATGGTAATATTATACTATGAGGTCCAGTATGGTCTGTAATTTGCCTTTGATGCTCTTGTTGTTGAGGGTGTTCCTCAATCCAGCGTGTAGATTTTTAGGCCAGCATTCAAAGGCACACCAGGCATAGGAGTTGTGTTCTCGATTCAGTTGTGGTAGGAATTCATCCTGCACGGCAATCACATAGGTGTTAAAGAAGAACTTTTGATCGTTGGAAGTGAACAGTTCCAGTGGTATGACTTTTTTGAATGCGGGTGTTGTGCCCACTTCTTCCTGTATTTCTCGTTTCAATCCCTCAAATGCGGATTCCTGGAACTTGGCCTGACCTCCCGCCAATCCCCACATGCCTCGTGTCTTACCATCATTTCTCTGTAGGAACAGGAAACGCTTGGTGTTAACCGCGTAGAACAACGCACCTGAACATATGATATTGTCTTGCATGAATTAATTATAGCACAATCGACCACTTGCCGCCAATATAAATTCCTTCGTAACTCTTAAGCCATTTTTCTCCATCGAATCTATATTGTATACCGGTGTTTAGATTGGTAACATAGTGTTGTGTAGAATCTGGGTTTGAAGCATCAAATACTACCCCCCATTTACCTGTGGAAGAATTATATTGAATAATGTCGTTCACACTTGCTCTTAAATTTCCCCAACCCGATGCATCAAATGTGTTGGTGGAATCTCCGATGTCGTTTACAATGAGATAACGATCTCCATTACTAGGATTGGTAGGTTCAAATGTCAGCGGATTAATAATTTTTAAAACAGATGTCAGTGTATTCGTAGGTATTGTGTCTGTATCAATATTGAATAATAATATTGATTCATCTAGTGTTGTTGTGGCAATAGTGCCCACTATCTCGTTACCGTTTTCTTGCAACAGTTTGATCTGTGATGTGCCATTGGTAATCTTGCCATACTGATCTAGAAGAACTTTCCAGTTAACAGCAGGACCAAATGTTTCAAAAGGATCCGCCAGTCCCGGATCTCTTGCACCTGTATAGAACCCGTCACCGCCAGACGATACATTTACCCCTGTTGTTCCTAATAACCTTAATTGATTACCTGTTAATAGTAACCCGAAATTGTTTGGAGTGATGTAAGTTCTCGACATCAGTGTACCGTCGATCAACCCTTTGTTAATTCCCCCGTTGTCATCATACACACTCATAATAATCTTTTGTATAACTCCTAGTTTAGAAACCTTAACTGGAGGAGATAACCATATAGGCATCGAGAATGTTATCGAGGCCACATCTATTTCTGATTCTGCTCCAACAGGAATAGTTCGCGAAGAAAAAGTTACATTTTGTAATTCGATATAACTCAGTGACGTCCAGTCGATGTAGTTGTCTGATTTTTGTATTTCAAAATCCGGATTGAATAGATAGAGAATCTGCTCTAATATTTGCAGTTTCATATCTGTGTTTGTTGTAAAAATATCTGCCTGTACATTTAAACGAAAAGGAGAAGGCATAACTTTTTCAATAGTATATCCAGCACCTAACTGATTGTCATATTGTTTGGTGGTTGCATTATAATTTCTTTCTCTCAAATGTTGCTTTTCAATATGATAAGGATTTTGCATTCTCTCCCTGTCATATTCTAATCCCGTTATATGAGCCGCTATTTTAGGTGCATAAACCATTGCATTTTCTGAATTGTTCTTTAAGATATTTGCTACCTGACGGGTCATATCTCCGTATACAACCGGAACTTGTTTAAGTTGCACTTGTCCATCTGAACCTTTTCCTAATTCTATAGAAAAATTACTCAATACTCGAATGAATTGAGTAAGAAACTTCCTAACCTGTCCTTCGTAAAAATGTAACATTAATTGTCAGCCTTTGGTTTTAGAGCATCTGTTAAAGATTGTCTTTGTTTCACTGTTAAACCATTTATTGTAGATGTAGTAGAATTGTTAACAAATTGAGTTTTGTAATTTGCTCGAGTATTGTTGTTAGTAGTCGAAAGTCTCACAGAATCTTCCACTTTCACCCATCTTGTTCCGTCATAACGGAATAACCTATTAGGTAAGAAATCTGTTCTCAACCAGTAATCGCCTTTGTCCACATTGGTTGTAGGGAAACTGGTACCAAAGCCGGCTGGGTTTCCGTTAGGTGGAACACCATCACCATTATAATAAAATCCATAATAGGAAGATGCTGGAGTATCTATCACGGCGTTCACTTTTTTATCGGTGGCAACACTTCCTGTTGAATTTACATTATCTGTACGTATGTTTCCTCTTTCGTCAATTGGTGCGACATAATATTGTTTGTAATTAAATCCTGACTTAGGAGCATCTGCTTCCGCTTGTGCAACAATCTGTTCGTTAATACTTTTTTCTCTATTATACGTGCTCATATATGAT